CAAAATTTTAAAGACTGCACAATAAACACACAAAATAAGTAAATAAATTATTATTGAGAAACCCACAAAACTCAAAACAAACAAACAAAGAAGGGAGGGTTAACACTTCTTTAAATCAATAAAATAACCGTTTAAAATATTTAAAATCTTTAATATAAGTCTGAATAACTGTCAAAGCAGAAACAAAACTTGTAGGATTTTTATACCTAACGGAGACACACCTAGCCAACTCTTCATAACAACTATAATCGCTAAGAGCGCCAAAGTTGTCTTTCAAACTGACATAATATTCATATAAATGATCAAAGTCTCTTATATCTTTCCTACCAAATCTAGTAATCAGTTTCAAAGGATCACCAATCACTTTAAAACCATTTACGGTAGGTATTATAAATTTAGAACAAAAATAATAATGATCAGAGCGCAAAAGTTTAACCTCCATAGAGAAAAATTCGGCAAAAGCCTTACTCTCGTCTTTCACAACAAAACCCATCGGAAATACAACTAAAGAGTCGTCACCACCAAAGACAGAAAATAAAGCCCTCTCAATCGGATAAAGATAAGCGATCATAGCCATAGTGACCAAAGTGTTTCCCATGTAAGTAGTAGCGTCACCACTTTTCCTCTGATAGTTAACAGAAAACATAACACCATTCAAGAAATCAGATATAAAAGTGAGCCTATGAGCCTCGTTCCAAATTCCACCCATATGAGGATCCAAACCGAGCTTCCTCCAGAGCAATTCCTGAAACATCAGTAATACCTTACCCTGAGATTTATCAAACTTAGAACAATCTAATTCTAAAATGGAACCAAACTGTTTAACAAACAAATCAAATCTCTTTCCAAGATCGTCAGGGGTCATGTCAGTATAAAAACAGACATTAGGTTTGAACAATGATAATAATCTATCTTTAATCTCTTTAAACAACGAGCCAAAAACAGAATTGGTATCTTTCTGATGATAAACTATAGTCTGTAAAGCTTTATAGTCATGCTGAGGAGAGGTATCCAAACTTGGTTTAACCTCTCTTTTTATCATGTGAACGTAACTATCAGCGGCGATATGCTCCACTGATTTATCA